ATGACCAGAATGAGCACCATATATAGCAGACTTTCATACGGCACCGGGACCGCACTGACGGGCTGCGGTGTTTCCACTAAGGCATATGCCGGGGCAGTCAAAACAGAGGTATGGATTTTGGCCGACAAAATAGCGGGGCTGACCCTGAGTGACTGGGCGATCATTGTCGGTATTGCATGCACTGTCATTACCTGCGGGGTCAACTGGTATTACCGACGAAAGGAAAGGGAGGACAGATTGAATGGCTATGGCGTCAAAGTTGAGGAATAAGCTCAGCGTCACCATGCTGGCCCTCATTGCTGCTGGTGCGTCGGCTCCAACATTGATGGATCAGTTCCTTGATGAGAAAGAAGGAAACAGCCTTACAGCGTATCGCGATGGCAGTCAGGGGATCTGGACAATTTGCCGCGGGGCCACGCGTATAGATGGTAAACCCGTCACTCAGGGTATGAAACTGACCCAGGCCAAATGCGATCAGGTAAACGCGATAGAGCGCGACAAAGCGCTGGCATGGGTGGATCGGAATATCCATGTCCCTTTGACCCCGCCACAAAAAGTAGGCATTGCCTCGTTCTGTCCATACAACATCGGGCCCGGAAAATGCTTCCCGTCTACGTTCTATCAGCGGATTAACGCCGGTGATCGTAAAGGCGCATGTGAAGCGATTCGCTGGTGGATAAAAGACGGAGGGAAGGATTGCCGGGTGCGCTCCAATAACTGCTATGGGCAGGTAACACGCCGTGATCAGGAAAGCGCGCTGACTTGCTGGGGGATTGACCAGTGAGTGCAGCCTACTTAAAGCCAGCTATCGCCGTAATGGTTATTGCTGGTGCCTTTGTTGCTGGTTTAGCCTGGAGCGATCGGGCATGGGAAAAGCGGTGGGCAGAACGTGATAGCGCCGAATCGTCCCAGATAGTTAACGCGCAAACCGCCGCCCGGATGATTGAACAAGGGCGTTTAATCGCCCGCGATGAGGCCGTAAAAAATGCTCAAGCGCAAACAGCAGCAGCGCGTACTGCTGCCGCTAATCTCTCTGATACTGTTAGCCAGCTGCGTCAGCAGGCAAAAAAACTTGCCACCCGCCTGGACGCCGCAAGCCACACCGCAAGTCTTGCCGCTACCGTCAGAAGCAAAACAACCGGCGCCACCGCCGGAGTGCTCGCCGACATGCTTGGAAACCTTGCAGAAGAAGCTCGACGGTATGCTGCAATCGCTGACGAACGCTACACAGCAGGAATGACCTGTGAGCGGATTTACGAATCAGTAAGAACGTCTATCCCCAGTAAGGGATAAGATGGTGTTTATCCCTTTTAGGGGATATCAACTGTGTAGCCTCGCATCTGCGGGGCTTTTTTATTCGCAAAAGGTAACGCGATGAAGAGCTTAAAAATTGAATACGTAGACGGGAAGCTGGTGGCCCTCGAGCGGGATGGTAAATCCTACATGGATTTGCCGGTAAGCGCGGTTCACTTCACACACAGTATGAAAACTAACCCGTATCTCAAGGTTGAGATTGAGGCTGGTGGTGAGCCATATGTCCCGGCAGAACCGGCGCAGCCACCAGCGGCCGCCGAAAAAACGGTGACAGTGAAGGAAGGCGAGCTTATGCCTCCTGATGATAGTGCCCCCAGGGCAGAACGCCGTTCCCGTCATCGCAACCGTAACCGTAACAGGAGCCAGTAATGTTTAACCGTAATGATCTAACCCTCACACTGTTCTATGCATCCAGCACGAGTGATGAGGGGAGCAAAGTCGCAATGTTCACTGTGCAGGTAAACAATACAGACATGGTGTCTGTGCAGAGCAATACGCTGCAATGCATTACTGACAAGTCAGGTAAGAAGGGTTATTCCGTTGGTGAACAAACGATAAGCAATGGCTCAGATCCACTGTTGATTGCCCTCGAAAACTACTGGCGAGTGAATACCGAGGCCGTCGTTAATGGATTGATGGCAGATGTGAGCGACTTTATCGCGGGTAACGTCAGCCAGTCCTCTACATACCTTGGATTCAGTGGTTTGAAGATCTTCAACAATGTACCGTTGGCGGAGCGTATCCCTGAAAGTGTATTGCAGGCCGACGGTGGCGCATCTGCAGGCTGAGTATTCACAGAGGCTGTTCAATGAGCGGCCTCGATAATTGCCCAGCAATTACAAACGATAATCATTATCTAATGGGTCCTCCCGGCGGGGTGGCCTTCCACGGGGCGGCGCGCTCGCGGGAATCGGCTGGTTTTCTGGATCCATGGTCATCATCATCATTTGCACAGGTTATTGATTTTATTGAGTCCTGTTTTGCAATGATGTCGAATCGGTTAAAAAGTGCTCACCATCATGGATCAGGAAATCGCTTCTCTGAAGCTGAATATCAATCAGCTGGCGGGCATAACCAATGTCCATCGTCAGACGGTGGCCGCCAGGTTGAAAAATGTTGAGCCGGCGCCGGGCAGCAACAGCAAACTAAAACTGTATTTAGTTACCGACGTTCTGGCTGAGTTAATGATCCCCACGGTTTCAACAAATCTTGAGGACATGCCGCCGGCTGACAGGCTGGCGCACTGGAAAGCAGAGAACGAGCGGATCAAGTTTGAGCAGGATACGGGGCAACTGATCCCGGCAGATGAAGTTGCCAGGGAGTTTTCAGTAATGGCAAAAGCTGTAGTGATGGTGCTGGAAACCCTCCCTGATGTACTCGAGCGCGATTGTGCGCTTCCACCTGCAGCTGTTTCCCGTGTTCAAAGTGTGATCGACGATTTGCGCGACCAGATGGCCCAGAAGGTCATGGAAGCCGAAGCAGAGGAGGAAGAGCCAGAGGAGGACTGATGGCAAAGCGGGCATCCGCCAGGGGGATCCGTCGGGATGTCTCCGGAATTTTACGCGCGCCACGCCGCATGCTGGTTGCCGACGCGGTGACCGAGTATATGCGTGTGCCAATGGGCGCCGGTAACTCGGTCCCGTGGGATCCTAATCTGGCCCCTTATGTTATCGAGCCAATGAATTGTCTGGCGTCACGCGAGTATGATGCTGTGGTGTTTGTCGGCCCGGCACGAACGGGTAAGACTATTGGCCTGATTGATGGCTGGATTGTATACAGCATCGTTTGTGACCCGGCTGATATGCTGGTAATCCAGGTCTCCGAAGAGAAAGCGCGCGAACATTCAAAAAAGCGTCTTGATCGCACATTCCGTTGCAGCCCGCAGGTTAAATCAAGACTGAGCCCTCGCCGTAACGATAACAACGTTCACGATCGCACATTCCGTGCAGGTAACTATCTGAAGCTAGGCTGGCCTTCAGTCAATATTATGTCCTCGTCGGACTATAAATTTGTTGCTCTCACCGACTACGACCGCTTCCCGGAGGACATCGACGGGGAGGGGGATGGATTCTCGCTTGCCTCCAAACGTACCACCACATTTATGTCATCGGGGATGACCCTGGTCGAAAGCTCACCGGGCCGCGACATTCTCGATACGAAATGGCGGCAGAGTTCACCCCATGAAGCACCGCCCACAACGGGCGTGTTGTCGCTGTATAACCGCGGGGACCGCCGGCGGCTTTACTGGCCTTGCCCGCATTGTGGGGAATATTTTCAGCCTGAAGTTGCCAACATGACTGGCTACCGTGACACGACGGACCTGGTCACAGCCAGCGAAGCGGCCTATCTGCAATGCCCGGCCTGCAAAGGAAAAGTGCTTCCAGCGATGAAGCGCGAGCTGAACATGAAAAGCGTCTGGCTACGTGACGGGCAGTCAATTGATCGGGATGGAAACATTACAGGGGAGGGGCGGCGGTCACGCATTGCTTCTTTCTGGATGGAAGGGCCTGCAGCTGCTTACCAGACCTGGTCACAGCTAATTTATAAATATCTGGCGGCTGAACAGGAATACGAAAAAACCCAAAGCGAAGAAACACTAAAAACGGTCGTTAACACTGACTTTGGTCGCCCTTATCTGCCGCGGGCGAGTACCGAACAGCGTAAAAGCGAACTGCTCGAACAGCGGGCCGAGGATGTCCCGAAACGTTGTGTTCCTGATGGTGTTTGTTTCCTGGTGGCAACGGTTGACGTTCAGGGGGGACGTAATCGCCGCTTTGTCGTTCAGGTCACTGGCTACGGAAGCATGGGCGAACGGTGGCTGGTGGACCGTTATAACATCCGCCAGTCACTCCGGTGCGACGCTAACGGCGAAAGCCTGCCCATTGATCCAGCCAGTTACCCGGAGGACTGGGATCTGCTGCTGACCGATGTCTTTTACAAGACGTGGCGAATGGCATCCGATCCCCGCCGGTGTATGCGTTTGATGGCAATGGCAGTCGATTCCGGCGGTGAGGATGGTGTCACCGATAATGCCTACCGATTCTGGCGTAAATGTCGTCGGGAGGGAATTGGCCGGAATGTTTACCTGTTTAAAGGTGACGGTCATCGACGCGAAAAGCTGATCACCCAATCCCTGCCAGATAACACCGGCCGTTCGGCGCGCCGGGCAAAAGCCGCGGGGGATGTCCCGCTATATCTGCTGCAAACCAATGACCTCAAAGACCGGGTAAACAATGCCTTGTGGCGCGAAACACCGGGGCCGAATTACATCCATTTCCCGAAGTGGCTGGGGAGCTGGTTTTACGACGAACTGACTTACGAGGAGCGTGATACTGATGGCAAATGGAGCAAGCCGGGTCGCGGCGCCAACGAAGCTTTTGACCTGCTGGTTTACGCTGATGCGCTGGTTATCCTTCGCGGATACGAAAAAATTAAATGGCCTGATGCGCCTGACTGGGCGCGGCGGGAAACGTGGATGGAGAACGTGCCGCCGGAAACTGGCGAAGAAGCACCCCCGGCGCCAGCGCCGGTCCAGACCAAAAAGCGCAAACGCAAAAAAACCGTAACTGATGATGCTAACCCATGGGCCACCTCAGGAGGCTGGTTATGAATAAAAGTGATATTGAGGCCATGATCCAGCGCTACGCCGAAGCGGAGATGGCGGTACTGGATGGCAAATCCATCAAATTTAACGGTCAGGAAATGACCATGGAAAACCTGTCCGAAATCCGTAAAGGGCGGCAGGAGTGGGAGCGGCGTCTTTCTTCCCTGAATAATCAGCGCCGGGGGCGGCCTGGCTACAAACTGGCGAGGTTTTAATGTCTTTACTTGATGATGCGATAGGTGTCATTTCTCCCGGCTGGAAGGCTGCGAGGCTAAGATCCCGCGCCATGATACAGGCATATGAAGCCGTTAAGCCCACCCGTACCCACAAAGCCCGAAGAGAGAATCGTTCCGCTGACCAGCTCAGCAAGATGGGGGCCGTCTCTCTCCGTGAGCAGGCGCGGTGGCTTGATAATAACCACGATTTAGTGATTGGCATTTTCGATAAGCTTGAAGAGCGGGTGGTAGGTAAAAGCGGGATTATCGTGGAGCCGCATCCGAAGCTCAAGAACGGCAAGATTGCTAAAAAGCTGGCGGCGGATATCCGGCAGAAATGGGGGGAATGGTCTATTCGACCGGAAGTGACCCATCAGTTTACCCGCCCCATGCTGGAGCGCCTGATGTTACGCAGCTGGTTGCGCGACGGGGAGGTTTTTGCACAGATCGTCAGCGGCACAGGCAATGGCCTGACGCCTACCGCGGGGGTGCCGCTCTGGCTGGAAGCGCTTGAGGCTGATTTTGTTCCCCAGACCAGCAACGAGTCAGACAAGCTAAATCAGGGGGTATATACCGATAACTGGGGCAGGCCAAAGGGCTATCTGGTCTATAAAAGCCTGCCGGTCTCTGGCAGGCAACTGGAAACGAAACGGGTTGATGCGGAAAACATGCTCCACCTGAAGTTTGTCCGCCGGCTGCATCAGACACGCGGAACGTCGCTTTTGTCCGGCGTTCTTATGCGTCTCAGTGCTCTGAAAGAGTACGAAGATGCTGAACTGACTGCAGCACGCATCGCTGCCGCCCTTGGGATGTATATCAAAAAAGGGGACGGGCAAAGCTGGGATGAAAACGCCGGTAGGGATGATGATCGTGAGCTGAATATTCAGCCCGGCATTATCTACGACGACCTGCTGCCCGGCGAGGATATCGGCATGGTCAAATCCGATCGCCCGAATCCCAATCTTGAAACCTTCCGCAACGGCCAGCTGCGAGCTGTGTCCGCCGGCAGTCGTCTGAGTTTTTCCAGTACCGCCAGAAACTATAACGGCACTTACAGTGCTCAGCGGCAGGAGCTGGTGGAATCGACAGACGGATATCTCATTCTCCAGGACTGGTTTATTGGCGCCGTGACACGTCCGATGTATCGCGCCTGGCTGAAGATGGCTGTCGCCAGCGGCCAAATCACGTTGCCACGCGGGCTGGATATTGAGTCCTTATACACCGCTGTGTATTCCGGCCCGGTCATGCCATGGATTGATCCCGTCAAGGAGGCTAATGCCTGGAAGGCTCAAATACGCGGTGGCGCTGCGACGGAATCAGACTGGGTTCGTGCCAGCGGGCGTCATCCCGATGATGTGAAAGCGCGCCGGAAGGCCGAAATCGATGAAAACCGTGAGCAGGGGCTGATATTTGATACTGATCCTGCCAATGACAGAGGAGGCACCAGTGCCGATGCCAAAGAGCTGGACGCTTCAACGTCCGAAAGCAAGCGCAAAAAGTAATACATGGTTCTGTATGAAGGCGAGCGCCAACAACGAAGCGGATATCTATATCTATGATGAAATTGGTTATTGGGGAGTGACGGCCAAACAGTTTGTTAACGACCTTAAAGCGCTGGGTGATGTCAGCCATATTAATCTTCACATTAACTCGCCTGGTGGCGATGTCTTTGATGGCATCGCCATTTTTAATGCCCTGAAACATCACGGCGCCGCAATCACCGTTCACATCGATGGCCTGGCTGCCTCCATGGCTTCTGTCATCGCAATGGTGGGTAATCCGGTCATCATGCCGGAAAACACCATGATGATGATCCATAAGCCATGGGGCTTTGCCGGCGGCGATGCTAATGACATGCGCGACTACGCTGATTTGCTGGATAAAGTTGAATCGGTCTTAATCCCCGCCTATGCAGCAAAAACCGGAAAAACCTCTGATGAGATTGCCGCAATGCTGGAAGACGAAACCTGGCTGGATGGCGCTGAATGCCTTGCCATGGGTTTTGCTGACCAGGTGATCCCATCCCTTCAGGCAATGGCCTGTATTCATTCAAAACGTATTGAGGAATTTGAAAAAATGCCAAACAGCATTCGTAATATGGTCACCCCGCCGCGTAATTCCACCCAGCGCGAACCGCAGCAGCCTGTACCACAACCTCAGGCACACCAACCTACCGCCCCTCAGCCTGCCGCTGTGGATGAGAATGCTATCCGGGCGCAGGTTTATGCCGAACAGCGTAACCGTGTGAACGGGATTAATGATCTGTTTGCTATGTTCGGCGGTAAGCACCAGGAGCTGCAAAACCAGTGTATTGCGGACCCCGATTGCACTGTGGAGCAGGCGAAAGATGTTCTGCTGGCTGCTCTGGGCAAGGCTGCTACTCCATCGAACAAAAGCGAACAACCGTACATTTATGCCGGGAACGGGAATTTTGTTGGCGATGGCATCCGCCAGGCGCTGATGGCCCGTGCAGGGTATGAAAACCAGGAACGCGATAACGTGTACAACGGGATGACGCTACGTGAGTATGCGCGTATGGCACTGACGGAACGCGGTATCGGGGTCGCCAGTTACAATCCGATGCAGATGGTTGGCCTGGCATTGACTCACAGCACCTCTGATTTTGGCAATATTCTGCTCGACGTGGCGAATAAGGCGCTTCTGCAGGGGTGGGATGAGGCAGCAGAGACCTTTGATCTGTGGACGAAGAAAGGTCAGTTGTCTGATTTTAAAACGGCTCACCGTGTGGGAATGGGCGGTTTTAACTCCCTCCGCAAGGTTCGCGAAGGGGCTGAATATAAATATGTGACCACGGGCGATAAAGGCGAAACGATCGCACTGGCTACCTATGGGGAAATTTTCTCAATTACCCGCCAGGCGATTATCAACGATGATCTGAACGCATTGACTGACGTCCCGGCGAAAATGGGACGTGCTGCGAAAGCTACCATTGGTGATTTGGTATATGCGATTCTGCTGGATAACCCGAAACTGTCCGACGGCAAACCGCTGTTCCATGCCGATCACAAAAACCTCTCCTCTGGCGCCATTTCTGTTTCGAGCATTGATGATGCCCGCAAACTGATGCGCCTGCAGAAAGAAGGGGAACGATCGCTGAATATTCGTCCAGCTTACATGCTGGTGCCGGTAGGGCTCGAAACGATTGCCAGTCAGACCATTAAATCGGCAAGCGTTAAGGGCGCAGATATTAACGCCGGTATCATTAACCCTATCCAGAACTTTGCCGAAGTGATTGCTGAAGCACGGCTGGATGACAAGGATCCGAACGCCTGGTACCTGGCAGCTGCGAAAGGCACCGATACCATCGAAGTAGCTTATCTGAATGGTGTTGACACGCCTTACATTGACCAGCAGGAAGGTTTCAATACCGACGGGATCGCCACGAAGGTGCGTATCGATGCGGGTGTTGCGCCGTTAGACTTCCGCGGCCTGGCGAAATCAACTGGCAAGTAATTCTCTGCCAACTCAAATCTCATTAGCCCATCAGGGCTTTTTTTATACCTGAAATCAGCCCTGCGGGGCTGCCAGGAGATGTTATGGCTAAAAACTTTGTGCAGGAAGGAAAGACGATTCATCTGGTTAATGCCGGACAGGAACCGATTCTGAGTGGGGCAGCTGTTGTTGTCGGTGAGCTGATTGCTATCGCGATCACTGATATTCCCGGCGGCGATACTGGCGATGGTCTTACTGAAGGGGTATTCCAGCTGCCGAAGCTGCCCGCTGATGAAATTGAAGCGGGAAAGAAGGTGTATTTCAAGGCGGGCAAGGTACAGCTGGAAGCAACAGACGCAGTTTTTGCTGGGGTTGCCTGGGAAGATGCGGGCGCAAACAGTACCGTCATTGACGTCAAGATCAATGCCTAACCCTTTCGACAAGATGGCGGCCCGGATGGATGCCGCCACCCTCAAAAAAATGGGCAAGGAAGCGGTCATTAACGGCATAAGCGTTGACGTCGTGCCTGCTGAGTTGCTGGAGGAGATGGGCGCACTTTCCGGAGCCGCCACGGTGCTGGTCGTGTTTGCTGCTGGTTATCGGCCCGCCAGAAACGATGCCGTGGAATATGACGGTAAAGACTGGATCGTTACCCGCTATCAGCTTTTTAACGGGAAGCCTCAAATCTGGCTGGAGTGAATCATGTCTCTGAAAGGTCTTGAGCGTGCTATCCAGAATCTGAACAGTCTGAGCCGACTGATGGTACCGACGGCTACCGCGCAGGCGCTTAACCGGGTTGCCGGGCGGACGATTACGCAGGGCAGCAGGAAGGTCGCAAAAGAAGCGAGAGTGGGTGATAACCACAAAAAGGGATTGCCGGTGAAGCTGGTCCGCCAGCGTTCGCGTCTTAAGCGTGCGAAGCCTGAAAGGCTGGTGGCGGCAATTCGTATTAACCGGGGGAACCTGCCCGCAATCAAGCTGGGTGCCGCGCGCGTGCAACTCTCCAGGAGAAAAGGAGAAAAGCGCGGACGCGGTAGCGTGTTACGTATTGGCCCGTACATTTTCAGAAATGCGTTTATTCAGCAGCTGGCGAACGGGCGATGGCAGGTTATGCGCCGGCTGGGTAAATCCCGTTACCCGATAGATGTTGTCAAAGTTCCCCTCGAAACCCCATTAACCCAATCCTTCACCGCGATATCAAAGCAGCTTATCGACAGCGATATGCCGAAGGAGCTGTCTGCCGCGCTGAAAAATCAACTGAGGATCCACCTGAAGCGATGAGCAAACACACCGCTATTCGTCTTGCGGTACTGGAACAACTAAAGGCGTCCATTCCGGATCGTGTGACATGGTTTGACGGGCGCCCTGTTTTTCTGGAAGAGCAGGACCTGCCGGCGCTGGCAGTCTATCTGTCTGATGCCGAATACACGGGAGACAGCCTTGATGAGGACAGCTGGCAATCAGTCCTCCATATCGAGGTATTTCTGAAATCCTCCACGCCGGATAGCGCGCTGGATGCGTGGATGGAGGAAAAGGTGTACCCGGCCCTTGAGACTATCCCGGCGCTATCTCCCTTAATCGAAACGATGATCCCCATGGGCTACGACTACCAGCGCGATGACGAAATGGCTACCTGGGGATCGGTCGACCTGACGTACACCCTCACTTACCTGAGATAAGGAATTTTATGGCTACTCCAAATCCAATGGCCCCGGTTAAAGGGGCGGGCACCACGCTCTGGTTATATACCGGAACGGGAAATCCCTACGCTAACCCACTTTCCGATGCCGACTGGCAGCGCCTGGCAAAAATTAAGGAACTGACGCCGGGCGAAATGACGGCGGAGTCCTACGATGACACCTACCTTGACGATGACGACGCAGACTGGACCGCGACTGCACAGGGGGCAAAATCGGCAGGTGATACATCATTAACGCTGGCCTGGAAACCGGGTGAAGAAGGGCAAAAGTCGCTGGTGGCCTGGTTTGTCGACGGCGATGTGCGGGCCTACAAAATTAAATACCCGAATGGCACCGTGGATGTGTTCAAAGGCTGGTGCAGTAGCCTGGGTAAAGCCATCCCCGCGAAGGAAGTGATCACGCGTACCGCCAAAATCACCAATACCGGGAAACCGGAACTGGCGGAAGAAAGCGGCAACCCGCCGATCGCAGTGACCGGCATCAAACTCGATAAGGCAACGGCCAGCGTGGCAGTCGGCGCCACCACAACGCTAAATGTTACTTTCCTGCCTGCCAGCGCCTCGATGCAGTCGTTCCGCGCAGCAACCTCGGATAGCTCGAAAGCGACGGTGGCCGTGAGTGGCAAATCTCTGATCGTCACCGGCGTGGCAGCTGGTGCTGCCGACATTATTGTCATGAGTAATGACGGTAATTTTGTGGCGACCTGCAAAACCACCGTGACGGCTTCCTGATAACAGAGGATTGAGCATGTTTCTGAAAAAAGACGAATTTACCCATAACGGCGCTACGGTGCCGATCACCGAATTGTCGGCACTGCAGCGCATTACTTATCTCGAATATCTGGCCGCAGAAGAAAAAGCCTTATCCGCCATTTCTGATGACGTGGATGACCAGAAAATGTCCGCCGGGCTGGTCAGTATGAGTATTCGCACAGGCGCGCGCCTGATTGCGCTCTCGCTCTGGCATAACGATCCTAAAGGGCCATCTGAAGAGGAACTCCACCAGCAGGTGATGAGTACCTGGCCGCCGGAAGCGATTGGCAAAGCGGAAATGCAGATCAAGCTGCTCTCCGGCATGCTGGCGCCGGTTGCCGAAGAAGAGCAATCCACGGATGAAGATATTGATACCACCGCGCTGGGGGATGAACCTGTTACAGCGGAAAAGCCCTAGCCAGCGAGCTTGATTTTGTCCTGAAGCTGGCGCGTGAGTTCGGGCGACCTGACTGGCGCGCCATGCTTGCTGGCATGACGTCCTCCGAGCTGGGCGACTGGCATCACTTTTACCGGGAGCGTTTTTTTCAGGACGCGCAGCTCGATGCCCACTTCTCCGGGCTGCTTTACACCATTTCAACCTTCTTATACCGGGATCCGGACATCACCCCTGCACACTTCAGCCTGCTGTCTCCCTTCGCTGAGGCTGCAGCGGATAATGTACAGGACGATGAGGCCATGATGCTGGCCGCGGAGGGAATTACAGGAGGCACCAGATATGGCCCAGCAGATTAGCGACCTTGTCATTAACCTGGATGTCGACAGCGCCACATTCACCGAACAGATTGCCAGGATTAAGGGGCAACTGTCCGGTGTGGCGAATGAGTCGGAAAAAGTGCAGACGCGCATGCGCAGTGCGGCAGAGGCGCAAATCACCGCGCTGAAAACTACAAGCGATGCCGGTGCCGGCGCCGTGTCCGATATGCAGAGGCGGCAGGCGGATGCCGCCGCCGGGCTTCAGAACGAATTGCAGCGGGTCTCCAAATCGGTCGATGAGACTTACCAGCGCGTCACCGGGTTAAACCAGCGTTATCGGGAGAACGACGCTCAGGCAGAGGCGCTGGCGCGGCGGCAGGATGCGCTTGCGGAGTCGTTCTTCAGGCAGATAGATGGTGTCAGAACACTCAACGGCGAAACACGAACGCTTGCCAGTATCCAGGAACAATTCCGTAAGGCACGCGCGCAGGGAAATATTACCCAGGGCGATTACCTTTCTCTGATCTCCCATACTACTGCGAGGCAGAAAGAGCTCCAGCAGGTAGAGGAAAAAGCGAACCTGGCTCGCGAAAAATTTCTTCGCCAGCTTAAGGCCCAGGTGGTCGAACAAAAACTATCTGGTACTGAGCTGCTGAGAATGAAAGCCGCGCAGGTAGGCGCCAGCGATGCTGCTGAAGTTTATATCCGCAAACTGGAAGCGGCAAAGGTCGCAACGCACAGCCTTGGTCTCGAGAGCGCCGGCGCACGTCGGGAGCTTGGTGTTCTGGCTGGAGAGTTATTGCGGGGCAACTTCGGCGCGCTGCGTGGCTCCGGGATAACCCTGGCGAATCAGGCCGGGTGGCTCGAAAAAATAATGACGCTACGCGGACTGGGGATCGCTGGCGTGGTCGGTGGCATAGCGGCATCCGTCGTTCTGCTGGGAAAGGCGTGGTATGAGGGCGGGAAGGAAGCCGAGGAGTTTAACAAACAGCTCATTCTCACCGGGAACTATGCCGGTAAAACCTCGGGACAACTGCAGGCGCTGGCACGGAACATCTCAGGAAATGGAGTCACTCAGCACGCCGCGGCAGCCGTATTAGCGCAGGTTGTGGGAAGCGGGGCATTCGGCGGCGCCGACGTCGAACGGATTGCCAATGTGGCTGCGAGGCTTCAACAGGCTACCGGCCAGGCGGTGGATGAAACCATTAACCAGTTTAAGCGGCTAAAAGAAGATCCGGTTAATGCGGTCGCAACGCTGAATGAATCTCTGCATTTTCTGACCGCAAGTCAGTTTGAGCAGATTTCAGCTGCTCAGGCAATGGGGGATTCGCAGCGCGCTGCCGAGCTTGCGATGCGCGCCTATTCCGACAGCGTTATCCAGCGTGCGAATGCGGTGAAGGAAAACCTGGGGACACTGGAAACGGCGTGGAACTGGGTGAAAAATGCCGCCAGCGGCGCCTGGGATGCCATGATGGGCATTGGTCGTAATCCTGATGCGGCCATGAAGCGGCAGGGGGCTTTTGCAGACTGGCAGGCAGCGGAAAAAGAACGCCGGCAACTGGCCGCCAACCTGAACGTCGATCCCAACTATTCCGGTAATAACCCCCTCATTAAGGCTGATGCAGAACGTTTGCGTATTGCCACTCAACGTGCTGAGTTGCTGAAACAAACTTATGATGAAGCCGACAAAGCATACGCTAAGGAAGGTTTAGCCGCGGCACGCGAGAAGCTGCGTAACGAACAACAACAGCAAGCCATCAGGAACCAGCAGCAGTTTAATCAACTTCTGGAATCAGGCCTCAAGCCGGCAGAGAGACGGGCTCGCGCCCAGGCCGAATTTAATAAGCTTGTTGAGAAAAACAAGCAAGATGCGATCGATGGGATTGCGACCCGCTGGACAGCCAGCGATATAGAAAAAATTCGCGCAAGTATTGATGCGAAGTACAAAGACCCTAAAACGCCGAAAGGGAGGCAGTACACAACACCCGCGGGGAGTAAAGCAGAGGAAGGGGCTCAGGCCGAATTACTGACCCTGCAGGCTCAGTTGAAAACCCTCCAGCAGCATACAGACGTCAACGACGTGATCAGTAAGCAACGTCGGGATCTCTGGCAGGCAGAAAATCAGTATGCTGTTTTGCAGGAAGCGGCCGGCCGCCGCCAGCTCTCCGCCCAGGAAAAATCACTGCTGGCCCACAAAAACGAAACCCTGGAATACAAACGTCAGCTGGCAGATCTCGGTGATAAGGTCGCCCGGCAGCAGAAGCTGAATAATCTGGCAGATCAGGCCAATAAATTCGCTCAGCAGCAGAGTGCGATCCGGGCGGGGATCAAGGCTCAGGCCGACGGACTTTCTGGCAGGGAAGCGAACAGAAGAAGCACGCTTGAAAAGCTGAGTGAAACGTATGCTTTCAACCCTGATGCGCAGCGCAAGGTGCTGGAGGAACAGCAAGCCACCTATGAAGCCGAGGACGCATTGCGCGGTAACTGGCTGGCCGGCGCCAAACAGGGCTGGGCTGAGTATCAGGATTCTGCCACTAATGTATTTTCCTCTGTTCAACAAATTTCGCAGGCCACTTTTGGGGGGCTGGCAAATCAGCTGACATTGCTTAATACCACCGGCAAAGCGAGTTTTAAGGAATTCACCACATCCATTCTGAAGATGATCGCTCAGGTCATCGATCAGCTTATTGTGGCCTACACCTTTCAGGCTGCAATGGGGTGGATCAGCGGCGGGAGCAGTTCTTCAAATTCTGGTCAGTCTTTTGCCGTTCCTTCCTATCGTCCCTCTGGCTTTGATGGTGGCGGTTATACCGGGCATGGGGGGAAATACGAGCCCGCTGGGGTTGTCCACCGCGGCGAATTCGTTTTCACCAAAGAGGCAACCAGCCGCATCGGCGTTAGCAACCTTTACCGGATGATGCGCGGTTATGCCTCCGGCGGGTATGTCGGCAACGCTGCCAGTCCGGCGAGTGTGTCCACTGGTGGTGTGATGGTCAACATGGGCGGCGTCTATATCAGTAGCAGCAACGAACAGCAGTCTACGCAGCGGTCAGCGATTGACAGTAACGGTATCCTCAAGCAACTGAAACCCGCCATTATTAGTGTCGTCAGTGAACAGGCCCAACGGCCCGGAACACCACTCTGGAAGGCAATAAAAGAAGGGCGTTAATACCTGAAGCCGCTTTGCGGCCTTTTTACTGGCTGAGATAAAGGCTATTTATGACTATTGAAACATTTTCCTGGCGAATTCAGGCCGCCAGTCAGCCCGCGATAACGAGTAAGGATAATATTCGAAAGGCGCAATTTGGCGACGGCTATGCGCAGGTTTCAGGGGAGGGAATAAACCCGGAAACCTTAAATTATGCATTTTCATTTACCGGAGATCTGCAAACAGGCCTGGATATATATAAATTCCTGCGACGGCATAAAACAAAATCCTTTGCGTTTAAACCACCGTATGACGAACTGGCGCTATGGCGGGTTCAGGCTGACAGCCTGCAAAAATCCGTTCTAAATAACAGAGTCATGACAGTCACTGCAACATTTGAACAGGCATTCGTACCATGAGTCTTCACGCTGATTATCAGAAACTGGAGCCGGGAGATGAAATCCGGATTTTTGAAATTGATGGTAGTGCTTTTAACATGGGGGATGTTTTATATTTCCACGGATATAACATTCCTCATACTGAAGCGGAAATTTTAGCCGCTGGTGGCGATGAATCGAAATTGCCCGCTAAAAGTATCTGGTGGCAGGGAACCGAATATAAAGCGTGGCCGTGTGAATTAGAGGGGATCGAATCCTCGACTTCAGGAAGCGACGCGCAGCCGACACTGAGGGTGGGTAACATTGATGGTTCGATTTCCGCGTTGTGTTTGCATTATGACGATCTGGCGATGGCTCGGGTCATTATCCATGAGACACAAAAGCAGTATCTGGATGCACGAAACTTCCCTGAAGGTAATGCCACAGCAGACCCGACGCAGGAAAAACGGCATCTGTATTTTATCGACACCAAAAGCCTTGAAACCGATGAAACAGTGGAGTTCACGCTTTCCAGCCCGATGGACCTACAGGGGATGATGATTCCGACCCGGCAATATCATTCGGTTTGCACCTGGTGTATTCGCAATAAATACCGTAGTGGCGATGGCTGCGATTATGCAGGGACAAAGTATTTCGACAAGAATAACAAGCCGGTTGATGACCCATCGAAAGACGTCTGCAACGGAACACTCACTGCCTGCAAACTGCGTTTTGGTGAGCATAACGAGTTGCCGTTTGGCGGATTTCCTGGCACGTCGCTGATAAGGAGCTGATATGCGCCAGAAAACGATTATGGCGATACAGGCCCATGCTGCCGCTGATTACCCGCGTGAGGCATGCGGCCTGATTGCCCAAAAGGGGCGAGTGGAGCGCTATTTCCCCTGCAGAAATATGGCCAGTGAGTCGAATGATAATTTTGTAATGGCGCCAGAAGATTACGCAGCGGTAGAAGACTGGGGGACGATCATCGGCATTGTTCACAGCCATCCTGATGCGACCACTCAACCCAGTGAACTGGATAAGGCGCAGTGCGATGCCACTCTGCTCCCCTGGCATATTATCAGCTGGCCGGAAGGCGATCTGCGTACCATCCACCCACGCGGAGAGTTGCCCCTCCTTGAGCGTCCGTTCGTGCTTGGTCATTATGATTGCTGGGGCCTGGTGATGAGCTATTTTAGGCAAATCCACGGCATCGAGCTGCACGATTACCGCGTCGATTATCCGTGGTGGGAAAAGGAGTATTCGGACAATTTTTATCAGGACTGCTGGTATGAATGCGGGTTCCGGGAGTTTGATGGTCCGCCGCAACCGGGTGATATGGTGATCATGCAGGTGCAGGCGGATAAGTGGAACCATGCCGGGATTCTGCTGGAAGGCAACATGCTGTTGCACCACCTTTATGGTCATCTCAGCAAGCGCGTGCCGTATGGTGGATACTGGTTAGACAGGACGATGAAAATCGTCCGATATCGTTCTCTGTGTTAATCTTTTGTAGAGGTTTAACTATAAAGCAAAAGGGACACCGAGATGAAAAAAATTGCACTGGCGTTAGTGATCGTGGGAATTACAGGATGCGCGACTAAGCCTGTAACTAATGAGCAGGCAAAAAACATACCTTCTAAACAAATTTTAAATCCATCGCTTTTCACTAAAAAAGAAGGTACGGGTAAAGTCATCATAAAAAGAGATTCGGGTTTTATGGGAAGTGCTTGTATGACTAGAATTTATATTGATGGTAAAGAAATTGCTGATTTGGATACGGCGGAAAAAGCAGTTATTTATCCTGTAATAGGTACTCATATCTTTAGTGCCTGGCCTAAAGGAATGTGTGGTGGGGGTATGAGTGAACAATCAGGAGAAGTTACCGAAGGGAAAACGTTAATGTATCGTGTAGGTTATGGGACCAACGGTGATTTTGGTATATACCCTACAGCTTTTTAATTTTTTACGGGAAAAGCCGCCGTCAGGCGGTTTTTTTAAGAGAAAACATGAAAGAAGTCATGACGCGTATTGAACTAAGTGGAACGCTCGGTAAAAAGTTTGGGAAAACTCATCATCGCCTTATTTCATGCCCCCATGAAGCAGGAATAGCACTGGCGAGTACCATTCCTGGATTTGAAAAATTCATGATTACCAGCGAAGAGCGTGGACTAACCTATGCGGTATTTAAAGGAGAAAAAAACATAGGGGTAGACGACCTAGGATTTCCAATAGCAGGAGAGGTAATCCGGATTGTGCCTATAATTATTGGCAGCAAAAAAGCTGGTTTCCTTCAAACTATTTTAGGCGCGGTTATTGTCGCAGTTGGAGCCATAGCCTCTATCGGATTTGGCCAGGCATGGGGGGCTAATGTAATGATGGCAGGGGCAGCAATGTCGATAGGTGGTGTAGCTCAGATGCTTTCCCCTCAGCCTGGGGGGCTGGCACGAAAAGAATCCCCCGACAATAAAGCCAGTTATGCCTTTGGTAGCGTAACCAATACCGCCTCACAGGGTTATCCTGTTGGTTGGCTATATGGTAAGCGGCGAATTGGCGGGGCGATTATTTCCGCAGGTATCTATGTCGAAGACCAGCAATAAATAATTAGTAAGTAACACCATCCAATTCAGGCCACCTCGCGGTGGCTTTTTTTATGGACGTAATATGGCAAATAACATCATTAAAGGGCGCAAAGGTGGCAGTTCAAGCCAACGTACACCTACAGAACAGCCGGACGATTTACAGTCTGTAGCAAAAGCCAAAATTCTTATCGCATTGGGTGAGGGTGAATTTGCGGGTGGTTTAACCGGGAAAGATATTTATCTCGATGGTACTCCTCTTGAGAATGCCGATGGTTCTCAAAACTTCAGCGGAGTAGCCTGGGAGTTTCGTCCTGGCACGCAGGCGCAGAGTTATATTCAGGGTATTCCCGGTACCGAGAATGAAATTAGCGTAGGGACGGAAGTTTCCAGCCAGACCGCCTGGACCCACACGTTTACGAATGCCCAGCTTTCTGCCGTTCGCGTCCGCCTGAAATGGCCCTCCCTGATGAAGCAGGAAGACGACGTCGATGTGGTGGGGAATACCGTTAAATACGCCATCGATTTACAGACGGATGGCGGAGCCTGGCAGACCGTACTCGAGACCGCCGTCTCCGGCAAAACTACTTCCGGGTATGAACGTAGCCACCGCATCGATTTACCGCAGGCAGGCAGCACCTGGACGCTGCGTCTTCGCAAGGTATCGCCGGACGCGAACAGCGTGAAAATCGGCGACGTAATGACGCTGCAGAGCTACACCGAGGTTATTGACGCGAAGCTGCGTTACCCACACACCGCGCTGCTGTACATCGAATTCGACTCCAGCCAGTTCAATGGTTCCATCCCGCAAATCTCCTGCGAGCCGCGTGGGCGTGTTATCCGTGTCCCGGATAACTACAACCCGGAAACGCGCGAATATACCGGCACATGGACAGGGGGCTTCAAATGGGCATGGACTGATAACCCGGCATGGATTTATTACGACATTGTTGTCTCTGATCGTTTCGGTCTTGGCGATCGTCTGACCAGCGCGAATATCTCCAAATGGGCGCTCTACCCGATTGCGCAGTATTGTGATCAGTTGGTTCCCGATGGCAGGGGCGGCGATGGCATGGAGCCTCGTTATATCTGCAATGTCTATGTTCAGGAGCGTAACGACGCCTACACCGTACTGCGCGATTTCGCTGCTATTTTCCGGGGGATGACCTGCTGGAGTGGTGAGCAGATTATCGTTCAGGCCGATATGCCGCGTGATGTCGATTTCAACTATACGCGCGCGAATATTCTTGGTAGCCCGCGATATTCCAGCAGCACCAGTAAGGCCCGCTACACCAACGCGCTGGTTTCCTGGTCTGATCCGGATAACGCCTATGCTGATGCGATGGAGCCCGCATTTATCCCGGAACTGGTTTCCCGATACAGTTTTAACCAGCTGGAAGTCACGGCCATTGGTTGTACGCGGCAGAGTGAAGCCCATCGTAAAGGGTTGTGGGGGATCTTGACCAACAATAAGGACCGCATGGTCGAAATTGATGTCGGGCTGGACGGCAGGATCCCGCAGCCAGGTTACATCATTGGGCTGGGCGACGAACGGTTGGCCGGGCGAGTTAATGGTGGTCGTATCAGCGCGGTGAATGGACGCGTAATCACGCTTGATCGTGATATCGATGCAAAAGAGGGCGACCGCCTGCATCTGAACCTGCCATCGGGTATTTCGCAAGCACGGACCATTCAGTCGGTAAACGGTCGTCGGCAGGTGACGGTTACAACGGCATACAGTGAGACACCAGAGGCGGAGTGCGTCTGGATCGTCGAATATATTGACCTGGTGCCGCAGCAGTACCGCGTCATTGGTGTAAAGGACAACAATAACGGCACGCTCACCATCACCGGCGTGGCACATGACCCGGATAAATTCCCCCGCATCGATACCGGCGCTATTATCGACCAGCGCCCGGTTAGCGTATTGCCGGCGGGCAGCCAGTCACCTCCTGACGATATTGTCATCACATCCCGCTCGGTAGTGAATCAGGGGATCAGCGTCGAAACGATGCAGGTCAACTGGTCAGCGGTCAGCGGTGCGATTTCCTATGAGGCGCAGTGGCGACGAAATGAGGGAAACTGGATCAGCGTGCCACGTAACTCAACCACTTCGTTCGAGGTTAGCGGTATTTATGCCGGCCGCTATCTGGTGCGTGTCCGCGCGATCAATGCGGCGGAGATTTCGAGCGGCTGGGCGTATTCCGAAGAGAAGACTCTGACCGGGAAAGTTGGTGAACCGCTGCCGCCGCTGGCGTTAACGACGGCATCACTGACCGCGGGAATTGAGATCCGCTGGGAGTTCCCTGAGGGGGCGGAGGATACCCAGCGCACTGAGCTGCAGTACAGCCCTGATCAGGACGGTAAAGGCGCGCTGCCGCTGACCGATTTAGCGTATCCTGGTAAAAAGTATCAGCAGATGGGGCTGAAAATTGCCACGCAGTTCTGGTATCGAGCACGCCTGATTGACCGCCTCGGTAATGCCTCGCCATGGACTGGCTGGGTGAAGGGAATGTCCAGCGAAAACGTCGATGACTATTACCAGCAACTCGATGATGCGATTAAAGACACGGATACCTACGAAGAGCTAACTGGTGGTATTAAAGAGGTTTCAGACAGCGCGCAGGCTGCTAAGGATGCCGCACAAGCTGCACAGATGACTGCTGACGGCGCCGTAGCAACCAACAAGCAGCAACAGCAGCAGCTGAACGACCAGCTTGCTGACATCCAGCAGAACGCGCAGGACATCACCAACGCAGCGAACGCCGGGGCAGCAAACGCCAGCGCAATCGCTCAGGAGATCCTCGACCGTAAGGCTGGCGACATCGCGAATGCCAACAAGGCAGCGCAGGACGTAGCCGACGCTATCGCCAAGGCTGAGACGGATGACGCCAAAGTGGCAGCTGACGCGGCGGAAAACCTGCTGACCGCGAAAAATGAAGTCGAAGCGCAGATCGAAACTACCAACATCACGATGCAGGACGGTTTCGACAGCCTGTCGCAGCAGATGGCATCCCTTGCCGCTGGTACCGGCGAGCAGTTCGACAGTATCGCGATCTGGTACTACGACAACGGCCCCGAGGGCTGGGCATCTAACGACAGCAACACAGATCTTCTCCCTGTCGATCAGGACGGCTGGGTCTACCCGGCTGGTGCAACATCCACCATGCGTTCACCGAACCCGCTGGCAATCGACGCGCGCAGCTACAAATACATGCGCCTGCGCATGAAAAAGGTCGGTAATCCTTCGTGGGCTGGCAAGATGTACTGGATCGGCACTGAGGAAACCGGCTGGAATGATGCCCGCTCAGTCTCAATCCCTGAGCCTGACTTTGACCCTGCGAGCGGCGTCACCGTTCTGTCACTGCCTGATCTGCTGTGGGCGACATCCGGTACCCTGCGCCGCCTGCGTCTTGACTTCTCCAGCAACCAAAACGCAGATAATTACTTTATGGTTGACTGGCTGGCCGTAGGCCGTCCGACCCCAGGCGCGTCACAGGCGCAGATCCAGGATCTTAAGACCGCCATGACCGCGGCGGACTCAGCCGAAGCCGCAGCGCGCAACACGCTGGCCGTACAGCTTCGCGGTAACTATGAGGGAACCGACCCGGCCAAGCTGGTTACTGGCATCATCTATAACGAGCGCCAGACACGCGTCACCGCAGAGCAGGCGATCGCCAGCGACGTCAACACCCTGCGCACTGACTACAACGCGAACAAGGCCGTCGTGACCCAACGTCTCGATACACTGACCAGTGATAACAAGTCCCAGGCTGCTGCGCTCACTCAACTGCAAAGTGACCTGACCAACGCCAACGGGAAGATCCTGGCTAACTCCACCGCCATTACCCAGCTCAAGACTGACGTGACTAATCTTGACGGGCGCGTGACGGCCAACAGCCAGCTGATCACCGGTCTGGAAAGCACGCTGAACAGCGACGCTATCGCGCTGGCGGCTAACCCTAATAACCTGCTGACGAACACCGGCTTTGAACGCAAAACGGCAGCATGGACTGGATTTAACGCCTATTCCGACGTGTACGCCGCACAGGTGCCTAAATCCGGCTCTATGATCCTGCGCGGTAAGGCTGGTGGCATTGCCTCCATCGGACAGAACGTCGCCAACGTTCAGAAGGGGAGAACTTACCGCTATGGCGGCTGGGTCAAGCGCTCCGGCGACATGGCGATGAGTCCGAACACCACCGGGAACAACAAGTTCCGGTTAGGCAACGCTGACACCGGTACCGGCCCGCTGTCAGAACTTCTGTACAACGCGACCAACGTCGGCACTAACTGGACGCTCTTTACTAAGGACTTCACCGCATCCAGTGACATGACGGTTTATTACAGCGTCAACTGGATTCTCACCGCCGGTGAAATCTACTTCGATGACGTCTTTTTCATCGACGTGACCGAAGAGATCAGGAACAACGCGAACGCCAGCGCGATCACCGGTCTGACTACCCGCGTCACAGCCGCAGAAGGTGCCATCAGCGCCAACAGCCAGTCGATCACCCAGCTTAAAGGCGACGTGAGCACCTTGCAGGGCCAGATGGCTAACAAGGCAGAGGCGAGCGCGTTGCAGCAGCTGGCGACCACCGTCACCCAGCAGGGGAACACCATCGCCTCCCAAGGTCAGGCGATCACCGACTTGCAGAACACCGCGCAGAACGGCAAGGCGAAGTATTGGCTGACCAAGATCTTCGACATCAAGGTGAGCGGTAGCGGGTACATCCCGAAAATGTCAGACCTGTCTGGCGTTCCTCCACTGGCCGTGTCCGAGATGGCCGACGCCGCGAAGCTGGACTTCCTGACTTACGGTGATTACAAAATCGCGTATGCGAAGTCGCTGGTGTATGTTGCAGCTGACAAAACGATCGAGCTGTCCCCAGGCTCCCGCATCGTGGACGACACCGCGCGCCTGTACATCAACGGGGCAGAAGTGGCGACCTTCGGCGCTGGCACTGTCAAATATTCGCTGGTGCTAAAAAAGGGCTGGAACACGCTGGAATTTGTGGTTGCGCAGATCACCGGCCAGTTCTTTATCAACTTCGGCCTCAAGCTATCCGACAATGTCGATCAGCTATTCAGTGGTGCTGGTCAGCTGGCGGCCGCATCCGCATCGCAGATCCTTTCCTCTCAGGTTGAGCAGACCGCCGGGATGGTTGACGCGAACAGCGCCGCAATCGTCACGCTGAACAACTCGGTGCGAGACATCAACACCGCGCTGAACAACAAGGCTGACGCATCCGCGTTGCAGTCACTGACCACCCGCGTCACTACTGCCGAAGGTAAGATCACCGCGCAGGGTAACGCCATCACCCAACTGCAAACCGACCTGTCGACGGCGAACGGGAAGATCACCGCTAACTCCACGGCTATCACGAACCTGACCACCCGCGTCACCGCCGCAGAAGGGAAGATTGACTCGCAGGCTGAATCCATCACCTCGATCAACTCATCGATCAAAGGAATTCTGACTCAGGCCGCGAACCTCATCCCGAACCCTACGGTCGACCCGGCATACGGTCAAATGGGGCTTACCGTAGTTTCAACCACGTCCGAAGGCGTTCCGACCGGATGCCCTTACCCGTGGGCGATCAAGTGTCAGTACCGCGATCACGTGCCGGTGATGAATAACATCCCGTGCGGCGAAGGTCAGGTGTTTGAGCTGTCTGTACTGGCTGCATGTGGCACTGGCACCGCGCCGTTCCAGCACTACATCGGGACGTCAACGCAGGTTTCTGGCGGCATCGGCTCACCGCAGGCGAACGGCGGCCAGATCTCAGCGGCTACCGGCGCACAGTGGACGCGCACAACCTGGCGCTTCAAGGCTAACGCTACGCACGCGGCACGTGGTTACTTCCGTCCGTTCCTGCAAATCTCGCAGAGTGGCCCGGATTTTGGGACTGTCTGGTATGCCACTGACTGGAGCGTTCGCGACGTTACCGCGGCAGCGACTGCCGAAGGCAAGGCTGACGCCAACGCCACAGCCATCACCCAGCTGACCACCCGCGTTACTGCGGCGGAAGGGTCGATCACGTCTCAAGGCCAGGCTATCACCAAGCTGACCAGCGATCTGAGCACGCTTACCGGCGTCGTTAACTCGAAGGCCGACGCAGCCGCATTGTCTGCGCTCACCACCCGAGTTACCACCGCTGAGGGTAAGATTGATTCTCAGGGAACGGCGATTACCCAGCTCAACAACAGCCTTTCGGCTACTGACTCATCAATCGACGCGCAGGGCAAGATCCCGGGGAACCTGCTGGCTAACGCCTCGTTTGAGCGCGGCACCGCATCGTTCAGCGGCTGGAACTCCCTCTCTACTGTCGTCACTCTGAGCATTCCGCACAGCGGAACGAAGGCGCTCAAGGCGGCAGGCGGCGGTAACACTGGCGTAGGCCAGAATGTGGAGATCACGCAGGGCCGCCGGTACCGCTTCGGTGTGTTCGCGAAGCAGGATGCAGGCACAACCATCCAAGACCCGGGCAATACGAAATTCCGTATCTCCGACTCTACCGGCCTGCTGATTGGCACGAATTACGGCCCGTTTACGGCTGACTGGCAACACGTCTTCATGGACTGGACAGCCACGAAGACCACCACCGCGCTGTTCCAGCTGACCACCGCACTGAGCGCCGGGGCGATGTACTTCGACGACGTCTACGTGGTCGACATCACCAACGACACCAAGATCCAGGCGAACGCTGACGCCATCACCTCTCTGAACACGAAAGTGACCCAGCAGGGAAATGACATCACGTCGCAGGGTAGTGCGATCACCCAGCTGAACAACTCGCTTAAAACTGTGCAGTACAGCAATAGCAACCCGTGGGTGGATGGCTCGTTTGAGTCCTACGCGGACGGCCAGACCATCGGCGGCGCGAACGGCTCAGTGACTACCGAGTTCTTTTTCAGCGGTGAGAAGTCGCTCAAGTGTCGCCGTGCTGACGGTGAATCCGGCAACTCTGATAAGACTTTCGGCAACGAGACGGCCATTCGCGAAAGCGCTGTATACCGCTTCGAATGCTGGGCGATGATGCCGGAAACTGAGACGCCGCCGGAAGGCTGGAGCTGTCTTGTCGGTTTGATGGTTCGCACCTCCGCTGGACAAGCCGCATGGCCTACCGCGCTCAATATCAACGAGACGACGCTTGCAGCTGGTGGCGGACGTGGTAAGTGGGTCAAGTTCTCCGGCAAGATCGGTGCCGGTGGCGCACAGAAGACACGCGGCCGCCTGTGGATCTCCTGCCGTGGCACATCTGGCGGCCCGGGGTATCGTGTCTACATCGACGATCTGGTGATCACCGACGTTACCGACGCGCACGCAGCGCAGACCACTGCCGACGCGAACGCTAGCGCCATCACCGGGCTGACTTCTCGCGTGACCAGTGCGGAAGGCAAGATAACTTCTCAGGCCGATGCGATCACCAAGCTGAACGGCGACGTGAGCACCATCAACGGCACGCTGAGCCAGAAGGCGGACGCCAGCGCAGTCACTGCACTGCAAACGCGTGTGACCACCGCAGAAGGCCAGATTGCGAGCCAGGGCACGGCTATCACCAACCTGAACAACGGTCTGGAAGCATTCCGCCGCACCGGCGAGAACTTGATCCAGAACTATGACTTCCTGCAACTGGGTACCGCATTCAGCGTGCAGCAGGACAGCGCCAGCACCGTGACCTTCGGCGCGTATGGCGACGGGAAGAACGGCGTCCGCATGGTTCGCGCTAACGGTACATCTCCGGGCCTGTTCGCGAACAACAAAAAGCCGGTACCGCAGAACGGACAGCGCCGTTATCGCTATGTCGTGCGTGCGAAGGGCGTAAGCGGGGCAATGAACCTCCTCATGCGTCGCTGGAACTTCAACGGCACCGTGGAAGGCTCTTACGCTGACAAGAACAACACGCTGACAACCGACTGGCAGACCCTGACCTGGGAAACCGATCTCAATCAGGCAAGCGGCGTCGACGGCGCGGCGTTCGGCATCTATTGCCACCCGTCCAACGCTGAGATCCTGATCGACTCCTTCAAGGTGTACGACATCACCGAAGAGGTGACGATCAAGGCGAACAGCGCAGCAATCACCAGCCTGACCAACACCGTCACGCAGAACGGCCAGGACATCACCGCACAGGCAAACGCGCTCACTAAGCTGAAATCCAGCCTGACGAACGACGCGGTAGCACTGGCGGCTAACCCTGACAACATGCTGACGAATACCGGCTTCGAACGTGGAACCGACAACTGGGCAGGATTTAGCTCCCTGGCTGACGTCTACGCTGCACAGGCTCCGAAGTCTGGCGCGTACATCCTGCGCGGCAAGGCTGGTGGTAACGCGGCAATCACTCAGAATATTCTGAACGTGAAGAAGGGCCGCACCTACCGCTTCGGTGGTTTCGCGAAGCGCACTACTGACATGACCATCGGCCCGAACACCGTAGGGAATAACAAGTTCCGCCTGGGTAACGCCGACACCGGAGCAGGCCCGCTTTCAGAGCTGAACTTCTCGCAGAGCAACATCGGCACCAACTGGACGCTGTTAACGAAGGACTATGTCCCGTCGTCTGACATGACGATGGCATTCAGCATCAACTGGAACCTGTCAGCAGGTGAGGTCTACTTTGATGACGTCTTCTTCCTGGATGTGACCGACGAGATCAACAACGCTGCGAACGCGACAGCCATCACCAACCTGACCACCCGTGTCACGTCGGCAGAGGGCAAAATCACGTCGCAGGGTACGGCGATCACCCAGCTGACTGCAGACCTCAGCACCGCGAACGGTAAGATCACCGCGAACGCCAACGCCATCACCAGCCTGCAAAGCACGGTAACGCAGCAGGGTAACACCCTGACGTCGCAGGGCCAGGCCATCACGAAGCTGAACAGCGACCTGTCTGATCTTTCCGGTGTGGTGAACACCAAGGCCAGCGCCTCAGCGGTTAGCGAGCTGACCACCCGCGTCACCAATGCGGAAGGGAAGATCACGGCGAACTCATCCGCGCTGAACAGCATCACCTCACGCGTTGATGATGCTGAAGCGTCGATTGACGGCATGAACGAAACCACTGCAGCGAACGGGCTGGCGATGGCAAACGGCTTCCAGCAGCTGCGCGCGCAGATTGGTGACAATCAGGCAGCCATCACGCAGACCAACAAGGTCGTAGCTGATATGGAAAAAGCGACAGCTGAGCAGATAAATACCGTTCAGTCGTCGGTAAACGGCATGTCGGCAACTGTTCAGGAAGTATCCAGCACCGTTGCGGACATTAATGGCAAGCTGGGCGCGCAGTGGGGCGTCAAAGTGGCTACTGATACCGGTGGTGCAAACCCTCGCGTAGCAGGTATCCAACTGGGTATTGATGCAACCGGTAGCTCACAGTTCCTAGTACAGGCCGACACTTTCGCGGTGTATACCGGCGGCACAGGGAAAGCCTATCCGTTCATTGTGCAGGGCGGTGTGGCCTACATGCAGGAAGCGTTGATTCGTGATGGTTCGATCTCCAACGCGAAGATCGGCAACGTCATCCAGTCGAACAACTACGTCGACGGTTACAGCGGCTGGAGTATCAACAAGGACGGTAGCGCGCAGTTAAATAATGTGGTCATTCGCGGCACGGTATACGCAACTGATGGTCGATTTGATGGAACGGTGTATGCCAACAGAATTGAGGGGGATATTGGCTCATTTGCCATCAATATCGCTCAGCACCGCACACGCAAGGTACCTAAAGCAACGTGGCAGTGGTTCGAGCTTGCTCGCTTCCGTAGGCAGAACTTTGACCAGGTAATCAACATCCGTGGCGGCCTGCTACAAACTGACCGCATCAGCATTGACGGCGGCGGCACGCTTCGCGCGGGCATGTCCTACGCGCCTGGCTCAGATGGTGGTCTCGATCCTGGCTACTTGTCGTATGCAATGTTGCTCCGTGGAACCGGCGCAACTTCCGGCGGTGGCAGCATGGAGATCGGCATTGAGCTTATGTACGAAACAGGTGGGGCGGACCGCCTGTTAACAGCACAAGAATCAATGAACGTAGACAACATGTCGTTCGTCGTTCCTGCTGGTACCGGTGATGCTGTTCTGCGATATGGCTGCTACCTGGATCGTAACGGTCAGATGGTGTTGACCATCCTCTCAAGGTTTGACGCCTTTGCCGCGCGCAATAACAACGTAATTCGTGGTTCGTCCACACCATAGAATGGAGGCGGCCCCTTTGGGGGCCGGTATTAAATGGCAATAATTAGCGACCAACTCGCGGCGGACATCCACAACGCTTTCAGCAAATACTACACAGACTTGGCCAATCAGGATCAAATTTTCTTTGGCGTCGGTGACGTGACAATCACGAAGCAGGACGGCACCACCGCCACCGTGCGCTCGTGGAACAAGGTTATTGGCGCTGTGGACACTGCCGCGCAGCGCGGAACTGTGAACACGTTCACCGCCCTGCAAACGTTCAGCGCTGGGATTAACGTGTCGGCTGGAAACATCAACGTCATGAACGACAACAGCATGATCATTCTCGGGAAGAACAGCGATCTTGCGCTGCTGAAAAAATCAGGGCAGGGCGGAACCATCGCCGTCGGCAGCGGAACGCCGTTTAAGGTGCAGCGGGCCAGCACTGCAACCGTAGCACCCGGCTCGACGTATGAGGATATTTTTGTCATTGGCGTGGACAAGCAGACGACGCTACCCGGCCCGCTGTCGGCTGGCGGAAACATCAACAACACGTCGAAGGGTAAGGTACTGACGCAGGCGATCGAGCTGTCGATGAGCACGCCATACATTGACTTTCATTTCAACGGCAGCGCAGCGGACTACACAACAAGGCTTATCGAAGCGATATCCGGCGAGCTTACGCTTGAAGGTGCTTTCATGTGTAAAAAGCACCTTTACACTTGGGGCGAGGTAATGGCACGTAACATTGCGCCAAGCTCACCCGCTAACGGCACACTTGTCACTGCGGCACCGTTAAAGTCTATGCTTCAAGGACGTGGTGGCAACGGGGATTCACGCGGAGCTTACGCTGGTTTCTACTTGGAGGAATTAGTCGGGTCTGAGCACCGGGCAGTTATCTACCTTGATGGTTACTCCCGGACTGACGCATGGATTTTCCGCGCTGGCGGCACAATCTCCACCGGGAAAGGTGACGTCATGACCACTGGATCAGACGTGCGGCTGAAAGAGGGTTTTACGGAAGCTCCTGAGAATGCGCTGCAGCGCGTTGAAAGGTTAGGGGTGTGCGAGTATCAGATGAAAGGGGAAAACCGGCGACGCCGGGGATTTATCGCGCAACAGGCTGATACTGTGGACACAACTTACACCTTCATGGGATGTGAGCAGGAGATCGATGGGGAAAAGTTTCAGGTAATGAACGTGGACTATGTAGCCATCATTGCTGATCTTGTTTCGTCAGTGCAGGAGCTTAGAAAGCAACTTGCTGATTTAATTGAAATGCATAAGCCAAATTAGTTGTTACAGCGCCGGTGCGTTTAATCAATAGCTATAACCAGCATTGATCAGATTCCTCAAAAATAATACTGTACATAAATACAGTCATTGTGAGGATGAAATTATGCCGCGGAACTCAGATATCGAAAAGGCCTGGCGTCAGGCAATAGTCATTGAGCCTAATGGTCGGCGCACTGTGACAACTTCCGGGTTTATCCGTGAACTAGCAAAAGTTAACTGGATATGGTCCCCGCGCCAGGCTAACCAGTGGATAGAGCATTATGTGACAACTTTCCGGGATGTCTCAACGCAGGAGGGGGACGAGCGCACGTTCCAGTTATACAACCCGAACGGAGGGCTGTAATCGTGGGCATTTCCAATGCAAGCAGCAGACTATGTAGAATGGCGTCTGACCGTAGATAAACTCTGCGTTACCGGCCCTAGTACTTGGATCGTACTAACAGAAACCGGTTATGTCGCACTGGATTTTTCCATTAAACCAAAACAAGGAGATACCGTTCTAATTCAACACGGTGGCGGTAATGATTTTGCAAAAATTATGGGGAAGGTTTTCATCACTCGGGATGGTGAGGTGCTGGAAGGCAGACACTAGACGATATGGTAGTGTTATGAGTAGTGTAATTCGTCATCAATTGCGGCTGGCCTAATGATGACGAATGCTCAGTTTGAACAAAGAACTAAAGTTCATAAAATAGTTTGTGAAATGTATGAGATTTGTGAAGTTCGTGCCATTTTAATAAACTGGTAACAATCCCGTTTCCTAAGTATAGGTTAATGAACTTCATAAATGAACTGTGAGGGTAAGAAACCAAATGCAAGGCATGAAAAACTATCTTGGGGAGTGTTTTTTTTACTTTATTTTTAGCCATTGATATGGTAGATATACAATACGGCTCTGCCTTAAATTTGTGAGGTTGTTTCGCCTCGAAGGAACTAATGTTAGCACACATGCCATCGTTCAGGCGATGGTTACTGGTCGTAACTTGATGTCAGCTATACGTTGCGTAAAGTGATTGGGCAGAGCCGAAACATACATAAGATGACAGGAGTTAGCTTTGTCTCTACACGATAAATTGTTAATGCATAACCTCGCATTAGCCAATAAAGAAAACGCTGACGTCATATCTGAACTTCCTCAAGTTGAACCAACGCCGTACAAAAATGGAAACAAGGTCAAATGGAGAAACAAGAAACTAAATAACAAAGCAGCTATCGAACCTGATAGTCTGATGAAAATATGCATGTTAATTGAATCGGGTAAACTTTTAATTACGTCCGTGAATGATGTCGCAAATTTACTCGAAATACCGGTAGGCCAACTACTCTATATACTATATCGTAAGAAAGATAATTATAGAACTTTCGAGATAGAAAAAAAGAGTGGTAAAAAAAGAATTATTAATGCTCCTGTCGGCGGTTTATCAATACTTCAAACGAAGCTCAAGCCAGTTATTGAATATTTTTATAGACCTAAAAAATCTGCTCATGGATTTATAAAAGGGAAAAGCATTATTACGAATGCCAACATGCATATCAAAAAGAAATATGTTGTGAATGTTGATCTAGAAAATTACTTTGAATCAATAACTTTCGCTAGAGTTTATGGGATATTCAAAAGTAAACCTTTTAATTTTGGTCATCCGGCGGCCACTGTTTTAGCTCAGCTTTGCACACATAATGGTAAATTGCCGCAAGGTGCATGTACATCTCCAATACTAGCAAACTTGGCATCTACCTCACTCGACAAACAGCTCACTCAATTGGCAGGTAGAAAGAAAATATCTTATTCTCGGTATGCTGACGATATAACATTTTCATTTAATCAAGAAAAGGTGATAGATATAATTGAGCGAAGCGAGGATGGGAGTTATATCATTGGCGAAACTATTGATAACATAATTTCGAAAAATGGTTTTAAGATAAATCATGAAAAATTTAGAGTCCAGACAAAAAATACTAGGCAAAGTGTTACAGGCTTGGTCGTCAATGAGAAAGTGAATATTGACAGAAAATTCATTAGAATAACAAGGTCAATGATTCATAGATGGAAAGAAGATAAAGTGAAGTATGCTCTTCTCTTTACTACAGAGAAAGGGTATCAGACTGAAAATAATACTCAAGCAATTGAAATTTTCCGAAATCATATTTATGGGAGACTTAGTTTCATAAAAATGGTTAGAGGTGAAGATTATCCTGGTTATTTAAAGCTTATGTCATATATGAGCTATAATGATCCGTCCAAAACCAAAGAGGGAGTGCGAGCAATGAAAGAAACGGAAAACTTTGATGTTTTTATTTGTCATGCAAGCGAAGACAAGAAAGATATTGCAATGCCGATATATGAAGAATTATCTAAAATGAAAATTTCAGCCTTCATCGATCATGTTGAAATTCATTGGGGTGACTCCTTGATTGAGAAAATAAATTCAGCATTGGTTAAATCTAAATATGTTATCGCCATTTTGTCTGCTGATTCAGTTAATAAGGAATGGCCTCAAAAAGAGTTAAGGGCTGTATTGGCTAGTGAAATATCTGAAGGTAAAACCAAGCTTTTGACACTTGTGAAAAAAAATGATGAGGAAATTGTAACAAAAGCACTTCCTTTACTTCTTGATAAGCTATACATGGTCTATGATAATAACCCTGATATGGTCGCTGACAATATAAAAAAACGTTTGCAGAGTTAATTAATTTTTAAGCATATGTGCATGTTAATATTTAAAGAATTGGCATGCATATGGGCACTAAAATGTATAATTAGTAATGATTTTTTAATTCACGCGATGTTTATGAAACTATTGAATAAAATTATATGTTCGGCTAGATATTTTTGAAATATCTACGCACAATCTCCCATGTTGTGACCAGAACATGTTTTACCTCATCTGCAGTCATTGAAACATGTTTACCATGCCGTAGATGATCGGCAAAAATCTTAACCTCGTCAATTTGTGAACGTAAACAGCAAGTCATATTTCTGAATGATTCCCATTGCTGCTTTTCATTTTTATCTGCTATATTTTTCAATAATGAATTGTGGTTTTTTAAACTTTCAATAGCTCTGAAGCAGAAGAATGCAGCATCATCAGCACTCCTTAAAGCGCTCATTAAATCATTCAATGCTCTATTTAATAATATACCCTCTTGACCTACGGTTTTATGTTTAAATTCATTGTACATTTTTTCGATATCTAATTCCCCCCAATATTCTTGTATATCAGTGTTTGCGACACCATATACATAGTTAACAGTTAGCTCATCATTGTATACACGATCAATCTTAACATCATAAAAGATACCGGAATAAAAACCTAACAAAGAAATATTACTTTGTATTATATAGTGAACAATATTCCTTAAGGTCATTAAGTCAATATTTTCTTCAAGGCTAGCTATAGCCAGTAATTGGTTATTAATGATTGAGCACTGAAATCCTCCCTTGTGGCCGCTAGGAAGATGTAAAGTTAAAGAGAACTCGAAAGTCAATATTGCTCGCTCAGGTAAAACTAAGCCAATAAATGAATATTTATACTCCATGATTTTCCTTTTCGACAACAATAGAGTTTCACCCCTTAAGAATAATAGCATAAAGATGAAAATATCTTCTGGCTTTCAGCATGGTTTCAACCATCAAAACGTTCATAATTACCTTCAAATTAAGGGGTTAACTAATTGAATTCAAAGGAGCATTAAAACCAACCAAATTATGAAATAACATGGTATTTATATGATAATCAACAAAAAAACGTACGATTTAAAATCCCTCGGCGTTCGCGCTGTGTGGGTTCAAGTCCCACTCCGGGTACCATTGGGATAAAAGCAGAATAATCAAAGCAATAAGCAGTGTCGTGAAACCACCTACGGGTGGTTTTTTTGTTTCAAAACCACCCATTTCATAATATCACTTCATACTAGTTTTCTTGTCCACCTTGCTCTTCCCCCAGGATAACCGCACCCGGCTAAACCGTCACGCCTCGTGGAATAATGTCGTTGGGATGATTTCGCTCCCCCAAACCGGCAGGGGGAGGCAAATCGATACTCTGCGTGCCAGAGGCCGGAGGTGAAACCGTCTCTAGAGTTCGAGGTTGAACGAAAGGACTTTCGATATAATTACCATCTCATCCGTAAGCGAGGAGAATTTTCCGGTAAATCTTTCTTCAGACTCAGGTGTCAAACTATATAGTGAATAATTTTCACCCGAAGATATACGCTCCAGTTGAAGATAGGCGGGTTTCTGCAAGGCAAAAGCCAACAGATAGAAATTAGTCGTGTGGTGAGAAAGTTCAGTGACTAATTCAGGGAGTTGCTTTGCTATATCTATTTCCTCTCTACAGCAAATCACAAAAAGCTTCCCTTCTTTGCTTTTTAATATGTTTCTGAATCTTTTAACCGCGCGGACGTAATACTCATAATCAGCAGGGGTATTTGGGTCGCGATGTGTGAATATATCATTCAGACGATATTTTTCTTTGTATTTATTGTGGTGTGCTCCGGGTTCTCGCGACTGGCGACGTAATGAGCTGTACTCATTTTTATCTAAAAATGAGGTAAAATCATCCCTCAGGCAGTCGATAATCATCGCCGGACAGGAAAATAGCCAGTCAAAAGGCAGTGATATCTTTTTCAGGTTGAATTTTTTCAATGTCCATGAAGTTAAACAATGGCCGCCCAGGGAGACAATATGTTTGACGTGCATTGAATCATCAGGAGCACTCTCTGTTAACGCTTGTGGTGTGTAACTGAATTTATCAGATGACATTCTGGATTTCGTGAAAGCAATAAACTCATCGCTATGCATCAGCGATGAGTTAAGAAGTTCTGCTGATTCTGCAAGTGACTTATTAGCAATGGCGTTGAGGTAGTTTTTCAGACCATCGCTATCTGCCGGTCGACCGAGTAGCATTTTATAGGTTGTTTTTATTAGATGTATTTTTAGGTATTTTTCTTTAATGTCATATCTCAT